CACTTGCAGGACATGCACGCGGCCTTGAAGGCCTCGGCGAAGTCCTCGCGCTTGTCGTCCGCCACGCCAAGGACGTCTGCGAGCTCGTCGAGTGGCGCGCCGTAGTCGTCCATGTCCTTGCTGGAGTCGTCCTTGCCCGCGCTGACCACAAGGGCCAGCGCGGGCTTCTTCGCCGAAGCCATCAGCGAGTTCCCCAGCTCCCGTTGCGGAGCACAAGCGAGATGCCCACACGTCGAGCCGCGTAGTCCGTCAGCGTGCCGGCGACGGCGCGCGTGCGGACCGTGAACGAGAGGCCAGTATTGGTCCCCTCGCTCGTGACGTTGCCGAGCGTCGCGAAAGCGCCATCGTTGGCAGTGTCATCAAGGAAGGCGTCCCCCCTGATGAGTTGTACGAACGGGTCTTTGAGCGTGACCACGATGACGCCCGCGCCCGAGCGGACGAGAGACGCCACCGTGTCCACCCCCACGCCGCGAAGCGTGGAGGTGAGCGGGTTGGCTGCGCTGTTGGTGTCGAAGCCGAAGTCCAGGAAGACTCGGCCGGACCCGTAGCTGAACGAGGGATAGAAAGTGCGGTTTGCCATGGTGGACCGCCTTTCAGAGGGTAAAGACGGCGTTCCAGCCGGGCGCTTCGCAAGTGAGGTTGCCGTAGTAGCCGACGCGGATGATGTACGCGTCCGCCGTGGCGTCGCGGAGCATGTCCTGGCCGTCGAGGTTCAGGATCTTCGGGGCGCCGCCGAGGCTTTCGAAGTTCCACGTGTCGAGCTGGAGCATGTACCCACGGCCGCGCGGGCAGTTCAGGTCAGCGAGGATCTTCATCGGACCCGCGGGGCCCATCAGCTTGACCGCCTCAAAGCCGATGTCCGGCATATCGACGCTTGTGGCGCGGTCATAGATGACCTTGCCGCTCAGCGCCTTCACGAGGTTGGCGTAGTCGAGCGGGTTCATGAAGACCGTGTCCGGCCGCGAACCCTCGCGGACGAGAAGCGCCGCGGTGTCGATCAGGATCTCCTCGATGGGCCCGCCCGAGCCGGCCGTGTACCGGACGCCGCCGAGGCGGACCGGGTCGGTGGAGCGGTCGAGACCGAAGAAGGCCGTTGATGTCGGCGTCGTGCTCGGGATCCAGGCGCCGAGGCCCGCGATCATCGAGTTGTTGGTGACGTTGTCGCCTTCCTGGAAGATGAAGTCGTTCGCCGCCGCCGTGGCGATGCCCGCTGTCCAGTTGCCGGACGCGGTGACCGTGCCGGTGACGCGGTCGACGCCGGTGACCTGCACGCGGCCAGCCTTGAGCGTGCCGGACGTACCGTCCGCGGTCGACGTCTTGAGGTACATGCCGACCTCAAAGTTGACCGTGTCCTCCGGACGCGTGAGCGTGACGGTTGCGGTTGCCTGACCGCTGGCGATCTGCCCGCGCGCACCACCGCCGTTGCCGAAGAGGTTGATCGCGATCGAGCGAGTCGCCGTGTAGATGGCGCCGTCGATCTCGTTCTTGAGCCCCTGGAGGAGGCTGCCGGCGTCCTTGGCCGATGCCTCCACCGCCTCTCCGAAGACTCGCGCGAACGCGTAGTCACGAGCGCGCGTGACCGTGAATCGGTTGTAGACCGACGGCGAGACGTTCGCGATCGCCGTGGTGAAGTCAGCGCCTCGCCCCTGGGGCTGGCCGTTGCGGATGGCGACAACCTTGTTGACGCCGAGGAAGTCCGTTCGCTTCTTGACCATCGCCCAGAACGGGTTCTTGTCGTAAGCGAGGGTGTTGACCTTCTTCTGGGTGTATTGAATCTTGAGAACCGCGGTAAGTGCGGTGAGATCGAGAGACATGGACGACTCCGAGGCTGGTGGTCATTGGCCACCGCGCTCGCGTGTCGTCGCTCGGCTACACAGCTCGCTTTGAGGAGTAGGCGGACTCCAGAATACGGAGAGCCTCCGCGTCTGCGTCTTCCTGCGACCATTCGCGCGCAGGAGTGGCTTTCGCGCTGGCAGCCCGCGACGTCAGCGTGCGCGGACTATCGGCCCTCACCGTTGGCCTGCTGCGAGTCTCACCGCTGGAATCGCCCTTACCGGGCTGAGGTGCGGGCTTACCAATTCGGCCCCGCCATGCCGCCCGCTCTTCCGCTCGTGCCTTTGCCTGGCCCTCCAGGTACTCGGCAATCACGGAATCATCGGGCCACTCGCCGAAGCGAGTGAAGTAATCTTGACCGTGCTTCCGCGCCACAGCAAGCGCCTCTTTGGCAATCTCGGATGGTGTGTATTCCTCCACGAGATTCGGATACGCGTCGGCCTGCGTCGCCACGTGGTCGAGAAACACGCGTTGCGCGCTCTCAACCTGCGCCTCGGCCTGCTGTGCCTTGAGCGCGGCAACTTCTTGCTCACGCGACGCCTGGAGTTCGGCAACCTGCTTTCGAAGCGCCTCCACCTCGCTCTGGACCTCGGTGCGGACGCGCTGGGCGATGGCTTGCGGCTCGTGCTCGTTGGCGAGCGACTCGAGGAACGCCTTGGGCTCGAGCTCGGCCAGCTCCATGAGCTTGGACGGCGAGCCCTTGGCGGCCTTGATCTGGTCCGCGAGCTTCGCGTACTGCGCCAGCTCCGCCTTCTGCCGCTCGATGTCGGCGCGGATGCTGTTCAGCTCGGCGCGCTCCTGAGCGGACCGCAGCTCGGCGCGCTTGGCCGCGAGCAGCCGCGAGGCGATGCGCGGGTCCTCGGCCTTCTCGGCGGGCTTCGCGGGCTCTTCGGCCTTCTCGGGCTCGCCAGCAGGCGCCCCCTCGGGCTCGCCGAACACCTCGCGCGCCGCGTCTTCCAGCGCGCTTGTGGTGACCGGCTGAATGTCCTTCGCGTCGACGGTCTCGGGAACGTCCATCACATCACCGGGGGCATCGCCATGTCAGGCGGAGGCATCGGCCCGGGAGGCATCCCAGGCTGCATGGGCGGAGGCATCGGGCCTCCAGGGGGCATCGCCATGGGGTCCATCGGCGGACCGGGCGGAGGCGGCGGAGGCGGAGGCGCCATGAAGTCCTGCGTGTCCGCCATGTAGCGGCGCAGCAGTTCCAGGCGATCTTCGCCTACGTTGTCGAGGCGCGCGCAGTGGTACGCCTCGTTGACGAGCTTCAGGGCGAGCGCGTGGTTGTCGAACGGCTCCGGCGAGACGAACGCGCCGGTGCGCAACATGTGATCAACGTTCCGCTCGATGAGCTTGCGCGCCGCGTTCTTCCGCCGCGCGTACTGCTCGGTGTCGGGGAAGTCGACGATGTCGAGGACGTCCTCAGGCGGGATGGCCTGTGAGTTGATCATGTCCTGCGCCCACGCGAGCTTGCCGGCCGGCGTACTAGGCAACATCGACGTGGGATAGACGCGGATGACGTACTCCTCGTCGTCGAGGTCAATCTCGCTCCACTTGATGAGCGTGATACCGCGCTTGTCGACGCTTCGGACCTTGTACGAGCCGCCGATACGCTTGGCGCACCGCACAACCTGCCGCGCGGCCTCGACTACGAATTCCTCGTAGTCCTGCCCGACCTCGAGAAAGCGCTCTGTCTGGATGTCCTGGTAGGCGCGCTGCGCCGCTCCGGAGTTGAGCCCCGCGGGCTTTTGCCCAGTCGCGTTGAGCTGCGAGATGCCGCTGATCTCGAACGCCTTGGCGTAGAGCCTCTCGAGGTGCTGGTAGACCTCAGGGCTGATGATGTTCGGCGCGAGGTACGTGGGCGGCGTGCCCGTGTACTTCACGATCGCCGCAAGGTCGTTGTTGAGCGACGAGGTCTGTACCTTCGCGCCCTGCTCAACGAGGTAGTGGCCCTTGATCAGATGGTGCGCCTTCTGGATCTCGATGAGGAGCTTGTTGATCTCCTCCTGAATCCCGCGCAGCTCCTCAGCGAGCCCGACACCCCAGAAGCCCACGAGCGGACGCGACCAATGCAGGAACGAGAACGGGAAATCCCCTTCCCACTCCTCGTCCAGGAACGTCGCGCCATCGACGCAGATGACGTGGCGGCCCTTCTTGTCGCGGGTCTCGCCCTTGTGCCAGACCTCGTAGACCATGACCTGATCGGCCTGGGTCTGGAAGGAGGCCGCAATGTCCTCGGTCTCGCGCGGCACGCGGTCCACGAGCGCCTGGAGCTCGGCGTCATCGGCGCACCAGGTGGCCTTGACGATGCGGCGATCGATGTACTTGGTCTGCCCGAGGTTCGGCGGGTCGCCGTACTGGCCCTCGATGTCGTCGACGACAAGCTCGGTCTTCAGGACGGGCTCGACGACGACGCGCTCGCCGTCCTCGTAGACCTTGAGGCACCCGGTCCCGAACACGCACGCGTGACGAAACACGCTGGGCAGCAGCGGGTAGATGCCCGACTCGTAGAACACGCCGTCAACGAACTTCTCGAGGCGCTCGGCCTTGGTCCGCTTGTCGTAGTCGCCATCGACGGTGAGAAACGTCGGCTTTGGCTTGTTCTTCGCGGCAATCTTGCTCGACGCCGCGCCGATCATGTTCCGGACAACGTTGAGCGACAGCCGCGACGGCGACACGTTGCGCTGCGCCACGCTGCCAAGCCCAAGGCCGGCGAGCGGGATGTTGCCGTAGAGCGAGGCGTGGAGCAGGTCGCTGAACTTCTGCGCGGCCTGCGCCTCGCGGATGGAGCGCACCCAGCGCACGACGCCATCGTGTGCCTGGCCCTCGGGCTCCTCGTACCAGGGCCGCGCGTCGCTCAACCGAGCCTCGACATGAGCGCGCCGACGTCAGCACCCGACGAATGCAAGAGCGTCTCGAGCGTGCGGCGTGCCTCGTCGCGCGAGTCGGTTGGCGCCTCGACGTCGAACGTCACCGGGCGAGCAGGAGTCGGCGCGTCCAGCTCGACACGAATAGCGCCAACGCACAGCGCACGCGGCGTGAGCTTGCGCTCCTGACACCACGTGAACAGGGCTGACAGCGTGTCGAGGTCCGCCACGCCTATCCAACTAGCTTGACGCCGTCGGGATTACTGCGCCGATTCCGCGCAGTCATTCCCGGTGCGTCATGGTAGCTAAGTGAGAATGAGGGATTCCGCAGTCCGATGCGACGCAGGTATCAGCCTGCGGAACGCCGCGCGGCTTCTCAAGGTGTCTGACAACACCCTCCGTATGTACGAGATAGACCCGTCTGCGGTGCGGAATGCCGAGCGGCGAGAGCGGATTGCCGCGTTCTACTCCAGGCTCCGCGCGTTCTTGTCCGAGGTGGCAGCGTGAAGTGTCTCAAGCTGGAAAAAGAGCCAAGGCTTGGCGATGAGGTGGAATCCGGCTGGCACGTTGTCGCGGTCAACCGGCCAGACAAGCTCCTGTCTGTCGCTCGGCTCGGGGATGCCCAGGACGTCAAGCGGTGGCGTCTTCGCGCCTACGAGATCGCAGCCTGATGGAACTCATCTTCCGCGCGATGGCCGAGACGGATCGCAACCTCGTGTTGTCGTCCTGGCTCCGGACCTACGCGCACTCCGGCGAGGTCAAGCACACCTACGAAGAGCGCGTGGACGACTACTACCGGGATTACGAGCCCGTGGTGAAGGCGCTGATAGCCCGCTCCCAGGTCATCTGCGCCGTCCTGCCCGAGAACCACGACGTGGTTGTTGGCTGGGTGTGTCTCGAGGACGACACGATCCACTACGTGCTCGTGAAGCCGAGGTTCCGCGAGTGCGGAATCGCTGGCCAGTTGCTCGACGGCATGGACGCCCTGCCGCTCGCCTACACGCACCGGACGGGGCCCGCGTTCCGTCGCCTCCGCTTCCCCACCACCTGGGCCTTCCGGCCCTTCCGAAGGTACGCCACATGAAGCTCTCCCAGATGCTCACCGTCCACGCCGTTGGCCTGCCCGGTCAGCTCCAGCCGCACACGAACCACGTCAGCGCCGAGCGCCACCACGTCGAGCTCGAGACCGGCCCCGAGGGTGTGGCCGTCAAGTCCGCGCGCGGCGTCGTGCTCGTGCCGTTTGCGAACGTGGTGCACATGATTCCGGAGCTGGCGAAGAAGTGACCGACACCGAACGCATCGCAGCCCTGGAGGCTCAGGTCGCCGAACTGCGCCGCACCGTGGCCCTGCTCGTGAGCAAGGCGCGGCACACGCGCTAAGCCTGCCACCAGTCACGCTCCTGCCGCTCGCGCTCCTCCTCCTCGGCTAGCTCCATGAGCCGCGCCTCGTGGTCCAAGAGGGCCTGCTGCGCGGTAGGCGGTGCCGGTGGCGGGGCCTCGTGGTACGCGCTCGCGGCACGCCAGGCGTAGAGCAACGCATCGGTGAGGTGATTGTCGAAGCCGTCTGACTCTTTCTGGTGTGTCTCGTCGGCCCAAGGAAGCTCGGTCAGCTCCTTCACGAGGTCTTCGTTCGTCGGACGCACGATGAGCAGCTCCTCGCGCTCGAAGGCGCCGTTGAGAAGGCTCACAAATCCGAGTTTGTTTGTCTTCTCCGCTGGCTCGATGGGAATGCTGTAGCGCCGTCGCATCTCCTCGCCGAACGCCTTCCCCATGCCTCCGAGGTCGCCGACGATGCGCGTGAAGTCGTAGCGCTTCATTAGCTCGCGCACGTTCTCCGCGACCTCGCTGGGAGGCTTGCCGGCCTCCTTCCAGCTCTCGGCCACGTAGACCACCGGGCTCCCCTCGCGCCACCCGATGATGACGTATGCCGTGGCATCACGGATGCCGAAGTCTAGACCAAGTAGCCAGGTCCAGCTACCCAACCCGCAAGCTCGATTCCAGAACTGCCAATGTCCCCTTGCGCACTCCAAACCCGGCCACGACGCGCGCCAAAGTGGCGGATGGCAGGCCTACCCTTTCAGCCGCGGCGCGCAGTCCAACGTTATCAACAAGCCTCATCACGGCTTTGCGGAGGGCTGCGGGGGCAGGAGAGCCGGGAGAACCAGTATTTGCCATGTCTTGCATATACTCAAATAAGATTAGGTCGGCAACCGATCAACCAGGTTTTTATTCTCGTCGAACCGGTAGACCAGGCCGCTCGCATCCTGCACCCACACACCCTGCTCAAGCTGTCGCCTGGTGTTCGCGTCGAGTTGGGCGAGGCTTCGCCGGTACTCGTCGGCGTCCAAGTGCGGATTGTCGTCGAGCAAGGCGGGAACGAACCTGCGTTGCGGGTCGGTGCTCTCCACGAAGCGACGGAAAACCCAGGCGTGCCCGACGCCTCCCGGGTTCGATGCGCACCGCGAGCGAAGCGGGATTTCGGAGCCCTTGATTCGCCGAAGGCGGGAGAGCAGGTACCTGTAAGGCTGCTCCGGGAACTGCGTGGCTTCGTCCCATCCCACGAATTGCAGCTCCGCGCCCTGGTACCGGTACACGTCGCGCGAGGTCTCGCAGTAGCCGAACTGAAGCACCGCGCCGCTCGGGAAGGTCCAGCGCTTCTCGGTGCCGTTCCACGCCGCCCCGGTGCCCTGTAGCCAGTCGTGCGCGCGGTCCATGATGGCGCCTGGTAGCGACAGGTCCGCGTAGGTCCGTCGCAAGATGAGCGCGGCGTATCCCGGCACGTGGACGTACTGCAGCGCCGCCATCAGCAGCGCGGAGGACTTGCCGCCGCCTGCCGCTCCGCCGTAGAGCGCCTCGAGGCAGTCCAGCGACAAGAACTCGGCCTGCTTCGTGGTCGCGGACTGCGGGACGAACGCGCGCGGGGACTCACGGGCCTCGATGGCCGCCACGCGCTGCGCGGCGTAGGCGAAGTGCCTGCGCTCCTCTGGCGAAAGGACGCTCACCCCGCCTTGGCCTCCCGGACCTTGCGGACCATGGCAAGGCACTCCTCGTCCGTCGGGAGCTTGGCGCCCTCGTCGCCTTTCTTGGCGCCCCAGTCCTCGGCTCGGCGCCGCTCCAGCCACCACTGGGCAGCGCGCAGGGACACCGACTCGTCAGGGCTGTCGAACTTCGACGTTAGGACCTCGATGGCCCGAGCCTCCGCTACGTGTTCTGCGCGGTCAACACGCTCCAGAAACTCCACAAATCGTGGTTCTCCAGAGCGGCCACGCTGCCTCCATTCGTGGATACACGCCTCCGAGATGCCCCCAGCGCGAGCCGCAGCGGCCCACGAGTGACCACGACTCAGCGCGTCGCAGATTCGCTTTTCTACCAGGTCGTCCAACTTCGTTTCGCGTGCCATGTCAATCCTCCTATCTCAGTGTTGCGCGCTTCCGACCCGGATCGGACTTGAGAGGATTGGGGCGTCTTCAGGACCGCGCCAGTATGGCTCGACCCAGACGACCTTCCGGCCTGCTCGCCCAATCCCAACAACCTGGCGCTTGTAGTGCCCGCGCACAAGCACCTGTACGGACGGTGTCGAGTTGCGCCTACCGCTTGCCCTGTCTCGCACGGCCTGGGTGCAGTCCAGCGCAATCGGGCGTCCGATGAAGATGACCCGGTGCGGCGGCGGCGCGTCCCTGTATTTCCCGCGCGACACGCCTGAAAACGCTTTGGTTCGGAAGAACGCCGTGTGTTGCATCGTCAGCAGCAGCCCGACCACGGCTCGCTTACACATCTCAATGATTCCGTCATCGCCATCCGCCTCGGTTGCTCCGAAGTCCGTCACGAACGGGAGTTTCTCCTGTGCTGACTCCGAGATCGTTCCGACGGTGATGCTCGTAAGCTTGTCGCCTTCGAACTCGGTGAACATCGCAAACACCGTCCAGGGGCGCTCACACGGCGTGCTGTCATGCCTGCTCTGGATCCCAGGAACGTTCTGGAGCTGCGAGACAAGGATGTGCCGATACTCGGCGCCGTCTGACGCCACGAGAAGGCCCGCGGGCACGTTCACCACGAATGCCGGCCACGGTACGCGCAGGTCGATTGTTGCGGCGTCTGATACCTTCGTGGCTGCCATCGCTGCGAAGTAGCGCGCGTCCGTCTCGATCATCCGACAGCCACCGTCCACCCACCTGCCAGCCGAGGTCAGGACGTAGGTGTCGTGTGTTGGTTGGATGACAGGCTGCCCGTTGACATCCACGAGGTCGACAGTGCCCGTCTCCAGCATCCGGTGGCTTACGGCCAGAAAGGCGGCCGTGTCATCGTTTGGCCGCAACCTGTAGGTGTTTCCCCAGACCATCCCCCCATGCATCTGGAGCGCCTCGAGGCTTCTCACTCGGGCACCTTCGGCAGCAACTCGGCCAGCTTCGCGACCGCATCGCGGAAGGACAGCCCGTCGCGCTCCATCACGAAGTCGATGGCCGAGCCGGACGCCTTGCACTGGAAACAATGGAAGAACCCGCGCTTAGGATTGACCTGCATCTGCAGGCTCTTGCACTTCGGGCACGTGCCAACCGGCACAGCCTTCACCGTCACCGTCTCAATCCGCAGAGGTCCGGTCACCCTGTCGATGCTGACCCGGTCTCGTACGTCCTGAGCTAGCGCGAGCCATTCGTCTGATGTCATTGCTTCGACCCTCCTATCTCAGTGTTGCAAAACGCTACGCGATTGCTCGCGCTACGTGACACGTGGCGCGTCTTTCGACTCCAGGTAGGCGCGGATAGCTTCCTCGGTGGTCCTGACGGTTCTAACGGCCGCCCCGGCGCCGCAAAGGTGCTCGGCCATCTCGACCTGCTTTGCGCGCTCCTTGCCGGTGGCCGTCTTCACCTCGAGGCCGAGCAGCCGGCCATGGGGCGGGACGACCACGAGCACGTCGGGGAAGCCAGCAGGCGCGCCCTGGTACCAGCCGCCGCGAGCGCGGACCTTGCCGGAGTTGATCCGGAACGCGAGCACGCCCATGGCCTGGAACGCGTCGAGGATGGCGCGCTGGATGTCGGATTCAGCCACGAGCGCCTCCGAACTTGAGCGCCACGGCGCCCTCGAGCAGGCGCCTCAGAAACCCGTCACCGTAGAGCTCCGCGAGCTGCCTCGAGTCGAGCCCCGTGGTCACCCACGTCGGCCGCTCGGCATCGTGCCGGGCGAAGACCACATCGCGGACGGCGTTGGTGGCCGTCCTCGCCTCCTGCCCGATGTCGTCGAGGACGAGCAGGTCTGCGCGGATGGCCTGCTCCACCGGGTCGGCCTCGCCGTCGCCTAGCTTGCTCTGGAGCCTGGCCACGCCCAGGCGGATAGCGGGCACGAAGAGGGCCCCGAGGAGCCGCTCCCGCATGCACGCCACGGCGAACGAGGTCTTGCCCGAGCCGCTAGGCCCGGCGAACACGGCGCCAGCTGCGGCGAGGACCTTGGTGGCGGTGGCCTGCGGGTCGCGGAGGCCGACGCGGGCAGCGAGCTCCGGCGCGGTGAGCTTGGCCCAGGCGAAGCGAGCGGGGATGCTCGCGGCCGACTTGGCGCGCCGCTCGTCGTCGATGGCGAGGATGGTCCGCACCTGCGAGCAGTCCCAGCACGGCACGCGGGCCGAGAGCTGGCCACAAGAGCACGAGAGCCATGTGGGCTCGGGTCCGAGGTCCCAGGTCATTCAAACCCCTCCGGCATCTTCCACGCGCGGTTCTCAGCGGACTGGACGACGGAGCCGGGGCGCGCGCTCGCCCAGGTCTTCGCGTTGCGCTGCCAGGTTCGCCAGGCTGCGGTCCAGTCACGTCGCCGCTGGTCTCTCGCGCGGTGCCAGTCGAGGAACTGCGCGAACTGCGGGTCCGTCTCCGGGAGCTTCCAGAGGTACGCCCAGGCCGTCACGTCGGACGGCGAGGCGTCCGAGGACGGGCACGCGGTCTCTGGTGACCGGCGAGGAGCCTTGGGTTCCGCAACAGGGGGCGGCGAAATAATATCAACCGAAGGTTGATCAGGTACGGGAACGGGTACGGGAACGGGGCATCGCTCGCGCATCGATTCCGCATGGGTCTGCGCATCGATTCCGCATGGGTCTGCGCATGCGTCGCGCATCGATTCCGCATAGTGTGGCGCATAAGTATGCGGATTGACGTCGCGCGTTCCTCGGTTTGACCACCGAGCGGACGCGGCACGCTTCGCACCTTGTGAGCGAACCTCTCTCTCCGCTAGGACGTTCGCCTTGCTCGGGTTGTACTCAAGGAAGTCCTTGAGGTGGTATCCGCCGCGCTCCAGGTCCTCCGCCCAGAGTCGGCAGGCGACCAACTCGCCGATGACGGCGTCCGCCTCAACGTGCTCGTGGTCAACGTGGAACTGGCCCTCACCGACCACGCGCGTGAGGCCCTCAAACGAGAGCAGGCCCCTTGCCTTAGACCTCGGAATGAACCCGTCCGTGAGGTTGCGCCCGCACCACGTGATCGCGGCGACGTGGAGCGCAAACCCGAGCGGGCCGGCGTTGATGATCTTCTCGTTGTCGAGAATCTGATCGTCGAGCTTGACCCACACCATCAGCGCAGCGCCTTCCTGACCGCGTACACCACGGTTGTGTGGTCGCGCCCGAGCAGCCGCCCGATCTGCGCGTACGAGCAGCCCGAGCCCCAGAGGCTCGCCATGAGCTCGCGCCGCGCGTCTGCCAGCTCGCTCGTGCGAGCGCGCGAGAGCAGCCCGTCCACGGTCACGCCGCAGCGATGGGCGACGCTCTCAACGAGCCAGCCCCAGCGGGTCCATGGGATGTCCTTGCGGATCAGGGGTGTCACGGTTACCTTGGGTGTTGTCATCCTCGTCTCCTCTGCGGCCCTCGGTGTTGACGCACCGGGGGTCGCTCTCTTTTGTCTCACCGCGCCGCTCTCATCGCCGCCATGAGCAGCCCCACGGCCTCGTGCCGCCGACGCTCCGCCGCGAGCAGCTGCGCGCGTAGCATCCGCACTTCCTCAGTGCGTGTGCAGAGCGACGTGGTGAGCCTGTCGACCTCGCCGCGGAGCCATTCGCAGTGCGCGGCGTCGTCCAATTCGGGGCCGCGGGGGGTCATGTTGCGGCCTGGATAAACGTGGACATGGATCCTCCTCTGCGGCGTAGGCCGCTACACTGGACAAGCGTGCACACTGCACGCTGTGTAAACTCTGACGTGTCGCCCTTGTCAGGCGGCCTTGCCATCGTCAGGCTGGACCCACGACTCGACGGGGACCCCCGCGTCGGCGCGCAACTTGAGCGCCCACGACAACGACGGACGAGAGCCACGAAGCCAGGCGCTAACGTTGGATTGCCGCGTGCCGAGCAATGCGGCTGCGCCTTCCTGTTTCAGCCCACGACCGTCCATCCACTCGCGCAGAAGCGCGGAACCGCGACAACGATCCATGCGTACGGCCTAGCGTATCTTACAGTAATGGTCAACGGGTGTCCGTTGGATCAGTGGGGCCGCGTGACATAGGATCGCGAGATGTCTGGCAAATCGATTTTTACGGACGAACAGAGGGACATCCTGCGGGCTACCGCACGGCGCATCTGGCTTGACCGCTTCAAGAAGCAGGGGAAGACCCAAGAGGAGTTCGCCCTCTCGCTCGGCATCTCCCAGCAGAGCGCTTCGGCCCTCATTCGCGGCGAGTACAACCCTGGACTTAAGCCCGCAAAGGCACTCGCGAACTTGGAAGGGACGACGCTTGAGCAGCTGATAGGCGACTACGCTGAGACCTCTGTGCAGCCCGGGAGCGGTCCGACCCACCACAGCGGGTCGTCGACCTTCAAGAACCTCGATATTTGCATCGGCTTCTATGCGTCGTCGAAGCACTGGAGCGCTTGGACCGTCGCCGCCGCGCGCGCTGGGTTCTTCGGGCAAAGCGACTTCGCGCCCCCGGAATGGGCTGGGAAGCTGGACGCCCTTGAGAAGTCTCTGGAGCGTGCGAGGAAGGCCGGATGAGTGACGAGCAGGTTGCGCTGCTTTTGCTGGGCATCGTGCTATGCGTGCCCATCCTCATCATCCGTGCGGCCTACAGCGGCGCGAAGGGAGTGGTGCAGCGCCATCGCGAGTCCAAGGAGGACGCCCGCGCCGGGTGCGAGCGGCGCGCGTTGGAGCTCCTCGAGGAGTTCCCCGAGATGACCGACCTGGACGTGGGCACGCTGCTCAACGATGAGGCCGTGAACAAGCGGCTCGGCGGCGAGTGGCTCCGCTGGGCGACGCCGGAAACCGTGGGCCGGATGCGCCGGACCGTCATGGTCGCCAGGCTGCGTCGCCGCCGCTAGCTTGTAACCGCACTACTGGATGGAACCCCCGTACGCCTAACAGCGCGGGGGTTTTTCTTTGTCATCCCGTACAGATTCACGGGTACTACCGTTTACCGCTTGACCGTTACCGTAAGATGGGTAAGATGCAGGTCAGGAGGCAACGAGATGAAGACCAAGACGTTCAGCACCCAGGCGAAGCGGGACCAGTTCGCGGCGACGGTCGAGGCAAAGGGCGGGAAAGTGATGACGGTCGCCGGCGCCGAGGGGCCGAACGCGGACGGCGAGTTCCGGCTCTTCTTCTTCCCGGCCCGCTGAGCCGACGACCCGCGCGGCGGGGCCTCACGGGGCCTCGCAGCGTGGGCCAGACGGCCTGCACAGAGGAGGGTAGAAAGATGTTCCCAACCTACGGCAGCGAGCGCGAGGACGTGTGGGTGGAGCTTCGGTGCTCGTGGTGTACGGGCAACGAGGCGGACGGCGACCAGCCTTGCTGCGAGGACTGCGAGCAGGTCGTTGAGACCGCCAAGCGGCTCGCGCGCGTGGCCGGGTTGTTCCGAGCCATCGCCATCGCGGAGTCGCTCATCGCGGTCTACCTGGCCGAGAACGTCCAGGACGACCACCGCATCCGCGCGATTCGCGGGCAGATCGCCGACTACGACCGCCGCATCCACGAGGCGTCCATGCTCGGCATGGAGGTGGCATCGTGAGGACCTGCCAGACGAACGCGGAAGCGCCGGAGTGTCGTGACTACGTGCCCTGCGGCCGACCCGCGCCGCACCTGGCGCGTGACGAGCGCCGCGACACGGAGTGGTGGTGCTGCGACGAGCACGCCCGCGAGCACAAGGTCGAGGGGTACGACGTGGAGCGTGACGCGTGAAGTGCTTCTGGGGCTGGGTGTGGACCGGCGCGGAGGTCGCGCGCGGGCTGGAGTGGTGGGTAGGCGAGTGCAAGAGGAGGGCGTGATGACGACGACGAAGCATGTCTACGAGGCGATCACGCAGGTGACCGCCGCGATGGCCAAAGAGGGCATCAGCAAGAGCCGCAACAACGCAGGCCAGGGCTACAAGTTCCGCGGCATCGACGACGTCTACAACGCGCTGGCGAGCGTCATCAGCTCCGCGAAGCTCTGCATGTTGCCGCGCGTCGTGGCGCGTGACGTGACCGAGAAGCCAACCAAGAGCGGCGGCGTCTCCACGTACGTGGTCGTCACCGTGGAGTTCGACCTCGTGTCCGCGGTCGACGGGTCGGCGCACACGATCCGGACCGCTGGCGAGGCGATGGACACAGCCGACAAGGCGACCAACAAGGCGATGTCCGCCGCCATGAAGTACGCGTGCCTCATGGCGTTCCAGATCCCGACCGAGGGCGACAACGACGCAGACGGCTCGCACCACGAGAAGGCCCCGCGCAAGGCGATGCCTGCCATCCCTGCCGCGAACCTCGACGCCATCATGGCCGACATCGACACGGCCACCGCCATGAAGGCGCTCATGAGCATCCACGCCGAGGTGCAGGGGCTCCAGATGAGCGACTCGGACCGCTCGCTGGTTCGCGCCGCGCTGAGCGCCAAAAGGGCGAAGCTAGAGGGGAAGGCCGCGTGAGCCTGCCGACCGCCAGCAAAGCCGCCCTGGTCGCGGCTTGCCAGTACCCCTGGCGCTCCGGCGTGGAGTGGGTCGAGACGCGCGGCAAGGCGGCCATCGACGGCGACGCCTTCCACAAGGCGGCTGCCGCGATGGTCGACGACACCATCCCGAAGGAGCCGATCAAGTCGACGGCGTGGCTGACGCGCAGGCTCGCGGCGGCGCAGAAGTGGATCGACGCCAACTACGTGCGCGGCTGGCGCGCTGAGGAGGCGTACGCGTACGACCCGGAGACCGGCACCAGCACGCTCCTCGGGCACAACATCGGGCGCGACTATGACGGCCACGGGCGCTTGCCTGGGCAGCTTGCCGGCTCGGCGGACATTGTCATCCCGCCCGGTGTCGGCGTTCCGGTTGTCGTGGCCGACTGGAAAACGGGCCGCTTCGTGCCCGACTCGGTGTGGGCGCAGATGGAGTGGCTCTGCCTGTTCGCGGCGCGCTCGTACGGCGTCACGTACGCCGTCGCCTACGTGCTTCACGTGACCGAGGACGGCGTAGCGCAGGCGGCCCGCGAGTACCACCGCGACGACCTCAACCGCATCGAGGACGCCATCCGCGCGCAGCTCCGCGCCATCCCCGATGCGTGGCCCACCGACGGCGTCCACTGCGACGCGCTCTACTGCCCGGCCCGCGCTGGGTGCGACCTGTACCAACTCCGCAAAGGATCCGCAGCATGACTCTCGAAGAACGCGTGAAGGCCCTAGAGCTCGCCGTCGAGGCGCTCAAGCCCGTCAACGTCGACCTGACCAGCGAGTACGACAACCCGGTGGTCCGCAAGGACCCGCGCCAGTGGCTGGAGCGCGGTGGCCAGAGCTACGAGGGCAAGCGCTTCTCCGAGTGCCCGCCCGACTACCTCGAGGCGCTTGCGTCGCTGTTCGACTGGATGGCCAAAAAGGACCAGGAGAGCGGCGCCACGTACGTGAGCAAGAAGACCGGCGAGACGGTGGCTACCGCGCCCTTCAAGCGCAAGGACGCCGCGAGGGCGCGCGCGTGGGCGAAGGCGAACCGCAGCGGCACGGCGAAGCCCGGCGGCTACGTACCCGCCACGTGCGACGCCGACATCGGGGGCGACGAGCTGCCGTTCTGAGGGAGAGGACCATGAACGCAACGTTCAAGAACAAGACACTCACCGTCAGGGCGCCTGTATCTACCTACAGCGCGAAGCTTGGCGAGACGTACAAGAGCAAGCACAACCGCAAGTCTGGCAACACCCACCCGGTGACGCTGGAGGGGTTCGACGCGACGCGAAAGCTGGTCATCGTTCGGGACTCGTCGACTGGCGCACTCCGGAACTGCGACCTCAAGTACTTCGTCGGCGAGTACATGCCGCCCGTGGAGCGTACGGCCATCGCCACCGCGGCGTCCGCGTCCAGTGACAAGAACGGGGAGCTTCTGCGGAGGCTGGCAGCCATGGAGGGCATGGTGTCCCGGGTCCTGGACCAGAATGTCAGGCTCGCCGACCAGCTGAAGTCGCGCGAGGCCGAGAGCGATATCCGTATCAACGACAGCTAGTCGTTGCCCCTGTCGCTGCTCAAGTAGGACCGCACCACCCCGCCGCCGGTCGGGTCCCCGACACCGGCACTAGCCACCGCAGGCGCAACGCAAGGCGAAACCTCGGCGTGCGCGGTTCGAGTCCGCGTGGTGGCACCAGGAGAAAGACCATGACCACGAACTACGTACCCGTGCAGCCGCTCGACCTGGGCGCGCGCAAGATGCACCTCAACGAGACCATCGGGCGCAACGTCCGCCGCATGATGGCGGCGGAGGACACGAGCATGACGTCGCTCGCGAAGCGCTGCGGCATGTCCACGGCGGCCATGGCGCGCATCGTCTCCGGCGACGCGCCGCCCAGCATGATGCAGGCGCTGTCCGTCTGCGAGGTGCTGGACTGCTCGCTGGACGCGCTCGTCGAGGGGCTGTGACCGACCCCAAGTACCTCACCCCCGAGCAGATCGCCGCCGAGCTCGGCGTGTCGCTCCGCACCGTCTACCGTCGCCTTGCCGAGATGGGCGCGGTGCGCATCGGCTCCGCGCTCCGCGTCTCGCGCGTCGCTCTCAACCGCTGGATCGAAAGGCAACGCGTGTGGCCCGACTCTTTCGCCGAGGAGGAATCTGGTACGCCTGGGTCCCCGTCCGAGGAGGCGGCACCCGCAAGGTCTCCACGCAGTGCACGGATAAGCGCGCGGCCGAGAAGCGCGCCGCCGAGCTCGAGCGCGAGGCGGTGGATCCGGCCGCCGGCAAAGCCGCTCGTGTGACGGTGGAGGAGATGGCCAACGAGTACATCGAGAGCCGCGCGCGTCGAGGCAGGGCGGCGGGGACGCTGCACCACTACACCGTGAAGCTGTCCAACGTCGTGGCGCTCATGCCGGCGCGGCTCGCCGATGTCGATGCGGTCGCCTGCGAGAAGTACATCACGCAGCGGCGCCGCAAGGTGCAGCAGACCACGATCAAGAAGGAACTACGCGCGCTCAAGGCCGTCCTGGTCCACGCGCGGCGGCTCGACCTGTACGCGAGGGACCCCGATGCCGTCATCCCCGAACTCGAAGAGACGTACCAGCCTCGGACCCGAGTCCTTTCCCCCCTCGAACTGGTCGCGCTCGTTCGATCACTGCCGGAGGATCGCGCGGCGCACGCGGTGTTCATCGTGGCGACCGGTGCTCGGTGGAGCGAATCCCTGCGCTTCGTCGTGGAGGACATGGACGAGGGAGGCCATGCTGTTCTCTTGCGCGGTACCAAGACGCGCGCGGCGCATCGGCGAGTGCCAGTTCCCCCCGTTCTTCGAGGCGCTCTCTCGTGGGCCGTATCGCGTCTCGAGCGACCGGTGCGCCCTTGGGCGAACGTACGGCGCGATCTGGCTTCAGCCTGCGTCGCAGTGGCGATACCGCCCGTCACCCCGAACGACCTCCGCCGCACCTTCGGGTCCTGGCTCCGAGCCTGGGGAGTGACGCCCGACCTCATTGGCGCCGCCATGGGGCACACCACCTCGAGGATGGTCGAGAAGGTCTACGGGCGCCTCTCGCCGGCCGACCTCGGCGCCCTCATCGATGCCCGGACCACTGGGCTGCTAATGGGCGGCGAGCCCGCCAAAACCAGCTCAACCGAGACCACTGGAGACACCGACGATGACCACGAACCCAGCTAGAATCTCGTGCCCAGAGACGGAATCGAACCGCCGACACGGGGATTTTCAATCCGTGGCCGGCACCCAGGATTGCCGAGAGAAGTGCCATGTTTCGCGCAATGGTGGGCTGCTAATGGGCGCTCGACCTGCTCGCCGCCCGTCGCGCCGACGAGGTCGCGTCGTGAGCCGCGAGCGCGGTCGAGGGGTGGCGGTGAGCGGGCTAAGCATCGGTTCGCTGTTCTCCGGCATCGGCGGCCTGGAGCTCGGCCTAGAACGCGCCGGCCTCGGTCCGGTGCTGTGGCAGTGCGAGCTGGACCCATTTTGCCGGCGCGTGCTCGCGAAGCACTGGCCGGATGTGACGAGGTTTGAAGATGTCACGCAGCCCCGAC